CGTAATTATAGATGACCATAACCCGACTGAAATAACACCACTAATAGATTGGATATAATGGCAAACAAACTAGACAACAAGAAGCCACTGGCAAAGCAAAAAAAGAAACTGACATGGTTAGTGCCATTGACAACACGAATATCTTGTTTGCTTAGTAAGCTCCCGGGCGCTGACATAGCGGATTCTTGTCCGTTTTTGTCAATTGATGTAATGCCGTAAGAGTAGTTGATAGTACCGGCTGCCAATGATGTTGACACAGACGGCGCACCCGGAGCATTGATGGTAGCCCCTATGACAACAGGCGTGATGGTCCAGCTGTTGGCGGATATAATTGAGAGTTCATAAGGCTCGTGATTAGGATGGCAGATAATCATCTGATCGATTGCTTGGGTAAATTTGAGCAAGCGAAGATCATCAGCCGATGTATATGGCGAAGCGAGTGTGTAGACTTTCGCTGCTGTGCCACCTGAGACGTAAGCTGCGTAACCTGTTGCGTCGATAGGATTGCCATTTACATCAGCGAGTGTTACATCGTCGCCTGCAACAGATGTTACTTGGAAAAACCGCCCGTTTAACTCGGTCATGCCAACGATACTGTCGATGAATACCCAATCATCCGTAGCAAAGTCATTGCCTACGACTGTTATAACGCATGGATCGGCTTGCGTAGCCGCAGACACAGCGAATGAATCTTCTAAGATCAGCGATCCGTTGTAGATGAACCGAATGTATTCGTCACCGAACTCAAGCACATAGCCAACACCAAAGCTTACCTGAAAGGTGATGACACGAACTTCGGTGTCTGATTTATAAGCCTGTGCAATGTATTGCGTGCCCGGGCGCGAAGATGCACCTCCGCGATAATCCACAAAGAAGTTTTCAAGGAGCGCTGCGCCAGATTTATACTTGGCTTGATCTACACGTGCGTTTAGGGTCGGTGCCCACTCGCCTGCGTTGAATGAAGCTTGTACAGATATATCGCTCATAGCTCACCCAAATGCAGGCCACAGCCCGCCCCAGTCGAATCCGGCGAACGGACCTGAGAATGTGTTACCGGCTGAGAACCCACGAATGCGAATCCAATCAGGCGTCACATCGTTGATTGTGAGTCCCTCGCCAGCATCCGAAACCCTAGCTTCCTCGATCAAGCGATTCGCCATGTCAATTGCCATACCGGCAAGTTTCTTATCGCCGGACAGAGGCTGACAGAGTGTGGCTCCAAGAATGCGGACATAAGCTTCTTGGAATGCATCGTCGAATAGGTTAGGATCGGTTACGTTCTTGACGTAGACCATAATGGCATTGGCTTGGTTGGTGAGAATGACTCGCTGCGCTTGAGATGCACCTTGCGTTAGGTTGAAGGTCGCACCTGCACCTGCACCATCAGTCGATCCCTGCGCCACTGGATTGGTTTGTATGGAGAAATAGCTGCCACCAAGTTCAGGGTCTGAGTCAATAACTTGGCTCACAACTGAGACAGTTGCAACAGCTGATCCAGAAAGCGTTTCAACAACAAGCTTCGCAGGCGCACCGATCGGTGCCTCATCTGTTGGGCCTGTTTCGAGAATGATAGTATCGCCAACAGCATAGCCAGTTCCGCCAGCGACTACAGCCGCAGCAGTTACAGGCCTGAATTGATCCGTTTGGACAGCGTACCGAACCGGCTCACCTGCCCAAACTGCCGGAGAGAATCCTGTAGCTACAGGAGAAATCGGAACCGCCCCCGCATAACCTGTTTGGTTACCGGGGATGATAAAGCATGATACAATGCAATCGGCGGGATATTGGTATTCGTAAGTCCAAGGCGGCGTAGGTAAACCACGCTGCCATTGGGTACCGGGTGTGGACAGGTTCTCGGGTGTGCCCGGAACAGACGTAATGTAGACCAAGTTATCCGTGGTCATACCACAGCCCCAAGGAGCCATTCGGAGGAGTTGTTTGCGAATTGAGTGAAGTACCTTATTCGCTTCCTTCGCCTCGTTTGTGGTATTGTTCGCAAGTTCAGTGGCATTGACCACAGAGCGGGTGCCAACGACTTGCAATGCACGGTTCACAAGGTCTACATACGTTGTCATGGCAGTACCTTAGATTTTGCGTGCGGAAGAAATTTCTTCCTCTTCCTCTTCCTCTTCCGGAAGATTCACAAGGTCTACGGTAAGGGTTACAAGCCCTGCACGCGCCGAGGCCACCAGAAGCTTGGCCTCAGGAATGTCCTTGCCCTTGGCGATCACATCCATCATCAAGATCGCGCCGGACATGATTTCTTTAATATCTTCGCGCATTACACTCTCCGTTCAGGTGCGGCAGTAGCCTTGGCCATAAGTGCCGCGTTCTGCTCAACGATCTTGCCGAGAACATCGGTGAGCTTATCAAGCCCTTCGACCGTCGCAGGCTTAGCTTGTGCTTCTGCAAGCTTAATCTGCATCTGATCGATCATCGACTGGGAGTACGACTGCGTTGCATCAGTCGGCTTGTACTTCCACTTGTCTTCGAAGGTCTTCGACAAAGCCTTGGCTTCATCGTCGAGCGGGATCATATCAGGCGTTGGGTCACCGTAGAAGATATGGTCGTTGGGTTCACCTTTGCCTTCACGGCAGACAACGACTTCACCCTCTTCGTTGTCCTTGGTGCCCCAGCGATTCGTCCAGCACTGAGGGTCCTGCGGATCAAGGTGACGAGGTACCTTGAACTTCTGTCGTATCGGCCGCCCCGTCTTTCGATCATTCTCAACGTATTCCCATTCTTCACCGGGAACGTTGAGATAGTGAGCTACCATAAGCTTCCATCGCATGGCTTGTTACTCCTCGGTCCATGTCATATACCCGTTCAGCAGACCGGAACTGATCGAGACAGTGTTGAAATTGAGACAAAACTGCTGGGCAGCGCCGCGGAGAACCGGAGGCTGCATCAAGGCTTCGGCGTCACCAATAAAGGAGAACTTCAGCGGGACTGAGCTAGTGCCTGCCGAGGTGACCGGCAGAGTCAACGACGACGATGCGAACACTGTGCCAGCAGAGTCTGTGATCGTTGGTACTGCTGTATAGGATACAGGCGTTGCTGATGCCGTGCCATTCGCTGTGTCGCGTTTGGTGATGGCATTGGCAGGGTTCGCAGTCGTGCCCGCAGCCGTACCACCAGTCGCAGCCGAAGCTCGACGGATGAGACTGATAGGAACAGTGACGAGAGTGCCTGCCGTACCCGAGACAACAAGTTCACGGACACGAATAGTCTTCGAGGCTGACCCTGCAATGCAGATGATATCTGTCGCAGAGGCAGGAGGGACAAGGCCGATAAACCCGGCAGAGTAAGTCTGTCGGGCAACGTAGTTTGAAGTCTGGCCGACCTGCGGAACGACATTGACCTGCGCGAATGCACAGGCCATGCCAAGCAGGAGGGCCCCGATGGTGGCGATAAGTCTATTCATCGAGGTTCTCCGTTTGTGTTAGTTGGCGACCGTCAGGCCAGCAGGGTAGCCAGAGTACAGGCCGGTGATACCAACCGGCATGTCATCGCGGTTGAGAACGATCGAACAGGAGATGGTGCCCGTCGAATGCGTACCAACAGAGATGAAGTTCAGTTTCAGGAACCGAGGGAGAACCTGACCTGCGACCGGACGCGGAACGCTGATGTTAGCGATCTGCATACCAGAGACAAGATTGGCTTCAACCACAGCCACACCTGTCCACATTGTCGTGTACGAACCGGGAGCACCTGAGCCGTTATCTGGAGCGCCTTGGAGTTGAAGCTGCAAGCTGGTACCACCGGTAAAGGCAGCATCAACCAACGCCGACAGATACAGTTCCGGATCACCGACACCGATATCACGGGCACCACCACCATTCGCCGAGGAAGGAATGCCAGAGAGGCCGAGGTCGATGATGTTCGAAGCAGCCTGCGTGCCCGTAGTCGGGGCGTCTTTGATGCTGCTGGAAGTGATGCCACCGGCTGCGCCATTCGACGTACCAGTGAACATGAGGAAGTTATCGAGAATCATGACAGGTCCTTTCGATTACACGATTTGAGCTTCGTTGTTCAGGATGGCATCGCAGGTCTTAATGGAGACACCACGGAACGTCGTGATGACCTTACCATCAAACTCACGCAGTTGAAGCAAGACGTTGGTCTTGTTCATCGCCTGCAGATCGAGGTAGGTACGCAGGATACGGTTGGCGTAGAACACCGTACGACCCATTGCACCCTTGATCGACGGGGCATCCGAAGTCTGAACCGCAGAAGCCGAGGCCGGGGCTGTGGGCAGACGATAGAGAGCACGTACCATCAGATTGATCAGATTCGCAGCGGAACCGCCGGAAAGCTGAGCAACGTCGATGTTACCGATACGAGCGCAATAGCGCCAGTCGCGGAGGACCATACCGATTTCCCATTTGAAGTGATCGCGGTATGCTTGGTAGGTGTTGCCAGCAGAGTCAGCCACAGGCCACTCGCCCATGTCCTTGTGCTGGAGGCCGGTGATCTTGCCCTTGGGGAAGGTACCATGCAGGGTCATATCACCCCAAGTCGTCAGCCACATCGAGGTGTTGGTGGATGACGTACCGCCACCATCAAGAACGTTCGCTGCGGTTTGGGCATTCGCTGCCGTGAGAGTGGAGTAGCGCGGGGCGAGACCGGTGAAACGCTCCGGGTTTGTGTGCTGGTTGCCGTAGAAGATCGTTGCCGCGACCTGCTGCGACATGCCTTCAAGGAACGCCTTCACTTCAGACAGGCGGAACTCGGCGGTATTGCCGTTGAGGTCAGCGATGTCCTTATCGATCACGGAGTAGGTTTCGAGGTTTCCGCAGATGTCGACGATCTGCGCAGTCGTGGACTTTGCATTCGGAACACCGGAGTTCAGCATGCGCCACGTTGCCTGAGGCAGGCCAGTACGGACAGTTGTCTTGTGTCCGGTAGGCAAGTTTCCCTCGACAACGAGCATGTCGTCAAGGATTTCGTTCGTCTGAGAGAGGAGTTCGATGATGGACGCAACTTTGAAATTGTCGTCCGCTCGCTTCGCCCAATCCGCATAGGTCAGGGCAGTAGTGCCAATCGTTGCCATTTTCAGTTCCTGTGTTTAGGTTGCACCATTGCACTCTAACCGATCTGAGCTTAGCTGTTCATCCCACGCCGGGGCTCGGTTAACGAGAGGGTAGGTTCGGGTACATTGCAGAGGCTAGGCTTTGGGGCGCACCCGTTTTGCCTTGGCCGTGTGGTGAAGGTCCACCGGGAGTTACCGGCTTGCCTTCGTTTACAAGCGTAGCCAGCTTGTAAAGGGCTTTGACGAAAGCAGGGTGATCGCCTGCACCTGTCAGATTCATTGCGTCCCGGAATTCTTGACCGAGAGCGGGGGGAAGGTGTTGGTAGATTTTGCCAATCTCGGCCTTGACGACATCGAGCTTGCCACCGATTTCAGGGTCTTTGGCGATGGTATCACGCCAGCCTTCACGCATGGTGTTGACGGCTTCCACACCGCGAGTCATCAACTCCCCGACCTTTTTGTTATAGAAGCCAGTCAGCTTATCGACGCCAGCTTGATCGAGGCCAAGTTCTTTGAAGATGGGTGTAACTTCTCCAATCGCTGCTTCGTCAAGGTGTTGATCTTCGCCTGCGGAGAAAGTATAGGACTCCGGGATGGCGTCTTTGGGCTTATCTCCCGGCTTGTCTGCGGGCTTGTCTTCTGGCGGGGTTTCAACATTGGGCTTCGCCTGATCTATGAGTTCACCGGTTGGCGTCCTCGCCTGCTGGTCGTTCCCCATCGGTTGGGTCGGAGTAGGGGTCATAGGCGTCGGGGGCTGGTTCTCCGGCGTCGTCGGGGGTGTCGTGGCTTGATCGTTGGGCATTAATCTGTTCCCTTAAGGTTGCCTCTTTCATCATCGTAACGAAATCCTTGACGACATGCTCGTTGTCGAGGGAAACTTGCCTACCGGACACAAGACAACTGTCCGTACTGGCCT